TTGACGACATTGTTGACTCGTTTCCATAATGTGATTCCGTCACCGTTTACATCATGTGATTCTATTTTGAGATCCATGACCCGATTTTTCAAGTCGATGATAAAACGACGCTGTCGTTCACGGATCCCCTTAATAGCCAGAATATCAATTTTCCCGGGAATGGGGTTATTGTTGCTATCCCAATTATCAGCATGGATGAATTGTCTGTACCCCAACTCACGTGCATTCCTATAATCTTCAGTCTGAAGATCCCAGAAGATTTCAAACTTCCTTACAATTTCAATTATTTGGTCCTCATTCATCGATTGGATTTGCTCTTTTTGTAGCTCAGCCAGTGCTTCATACCTATTCGGTTCCTTATCGATGAAGTGAGTATCTTCCATGCTTACTCTTACTATGAATTTTTCTTTTAACTAAATTTTCAATCCTGAAGTTTGGCAAGAATCTTTATAAGGATTTTATTCTGTATCTGCATCTGGTTAGAAATCTCGACCAGAGCCGAGCATACAGTGTCACCATCCTGCGTCGCCATGAGCGAAGTCATCAAACCTATGATGTCAGTCTCATCGTCCTCGAGGTCCTCCATGTCCTCGACAATTTCTTGGTCGTCTACAGAAATCTCATCCTCAGTTTCATATTCGTCGGAGACGATTTCACCCTCTTCAATTTCTTCAGGCTGTGTGGACATTTGAATTAGACGGAGAAAAATTTGATCGCGGAAAGTCGCAGAATTATTTTCTCTGCTTATAGTACAACAACTCTCAAAATGGCCGGTGGTCTTATGCAACTCGTCGCTTACGGTGCCCAGGATGTCTACCTTACTGGTAACCCTGAGGTAACTTTCTACCAGGCCAAATACAAGCGCCACACTAACTTCGCGATGGAGAACATCGAGCAGACCGTCAACGGTACTGCCGCCAACTCCGGCCGCGTGTCCGTCACCGTCGCCCGTAACGGTGATCTCGTCGGTGACATGTACCTCGAACTCGAGTCTGACATCGCCGCTACCGCCACCGCGGAGGCTGGTGACTGCAACTGGGTCGCCGAGCGTGCGGTTTCTTCCGTCGAATTATCGATTGGTGGGCAAAGGATTGACAAGCACTACCAGAAGTGGTGGCGTCTGTACTCCGAGCTCTACCTCGATGAGGCCAAGAAGGCCACTTGGGGTAAGATGACTACCGCGGCTGATGGTTCCACTGTCTATTTGCCCCTAGTCTTTTTCTTTAACCGCAATCCTGGACTTTACCTCCCACTAATTGCTCTGCAGTACCATGAGGTGCGCATTGATATTGACCTCGCGTCCGATTTCGACACCTTCCTTAACAAGTCCGTCTTCAAGGTGTGGGCCAACTACGTCTACCTTGACACCGAGGAGCGTCGCCGCTTCGCCCAGAAGGGTCACGAGTACCTCATTGAGCAGGTTCAGCACACCGGTACCGATACCGTTGATGCCTCCGCCACCAAGCAGGTACGCCTCTCGTACAACCACCCCGTCAAGGAGCTCGTGTGGTGCTTCTCCAACACCGCCGCGAAGTCTTCCCTGTGGAACTTCACCGCGAAGAACCTTGTCACCGAGGTTGCCCTCGAGTCCGACCAGACCGCGGATGCCCTCGACTCCAACTGCTATGTGCCCATCTCCAACCTCGGCACCCCCATGTACGCTACCAAGCTCTCCACCGAGGCTTACACCGAGGAGAACGCTGGTCAGCTCGAGACCTTCAAGCTTGTCCTTAACGGCCAGGATCGCTTCAAGGAGCAGAAGGGTAAGTACTTCAACCAGGTCCAGGCGTACAACCATCACTCCGGCTGCCCCGCTCCCGGTGTGTACTCCTACTCCTTCGCGCTCAAGCCCGAGGAGCACCAGCCCACCGGCACTTGCAACTTCTCCCGCATCGATAACGCGCAGGTTGCCGTCAAGATGGGTGCCGGTTACGCCACCTCCATGCACATGTTCGCTACCAACTACAACGTCCTCCGCATCCAATCTGGTATGGGTGGCCTCGCTTTCTCCAACTAATTTGTTGGTCTCTGCCTTTTAGTAAATTAAATCAAAAAAATCATTTTTAAATCACATCACTCATGAAATTTAAAAATGTAAGTAATATCATATGGAATTCACGTTTAAGGACACTCTCATGTTTTATCAAACATCTCTGCGTAATGTGGGATTATACACATCGATCTCATTAGCTCTGCTCGGTGTGTCTCGCTTTTACCGTGGGAAGGATAACAAAGTCTATAACATCATCTTCATAATTCTTAGTATGATGGCCCTGTTTTTAGCGTTTTCTATCTTACGAAACCTCATTCGTCACGTGACACTCTTCAGGGATGGATTAAAGGATGAATCACAGAAGGCTATGATTAATGAATATTTGACCATTTCAAACGCACTCCAATATGTCTTGTTGACTGTCTCGGGACTTTCGGCGTATACATTGTATCGACAGGTTTAAAAAGGAGCGGGGTAATTAAGATATGATCAAAAAGATTTTTGAACTTTTTGTAAAAGCTGAAAAACCTCTATTAGGTCGTTGGAATTTGAAGTCGTGTAACGAAATTTCAACGTCTATTAATTCGATTTATCAGAATAGGGATCATTGTGGTGATACTATATGTAAAACTCCCAAGAAAGCTGTGGAGTATGTTAAAGTAGATTGTCCTCCCAATCCCAAAAAGTAAATTCACCCACGGGTATCGTGTGATCACTCGTCACTAAACAGTGAAGAATATCATCCACTGTATCGAGCTTTTCAGCCTTTTCAAAATCTCTCACGAGAATGTACTTGTCACCACACTTTATGTGATGTGACCCAGTTACAAATACATTTTCCTCGAGTTCTTCACTATAAATTTTATAGAATGGATCTTCTTCACTCGATTTGATTTGCATAGTAGCTTGAACGATAGCTCCGTTTATGAGTGTGTCTCCTAGTTTAATGTATTTTAGTGGAACTGTCTCACCGTCTATGAGTTTAATCGGTGTATTTCCCGAGAAACAGAAAAAGTTTCGCGCGGCGTCAGCCACCCTCTTAGCCTCTCGCGCAGCAGCCTGTGCAGCCTCTCTTGCGGCCCTAGCAGCAGCCTCTGCAGCCTCTCTTGCGGCCCTAGCGGCGGCGAGAGCTGCGTCCCTTACGGCGTATGCAGCCCTTCTAATTTCCTCGAATGCTTTATTAAACAGTTCCTTGAACTTTCTAAAAGCAGCACCCGCGATCTGTCCAACTTTACGAATCGCCTGATTAACTTTACGTTTAATATCATTGAAAATTTTTTCTCCCGTCCTCCCAATCTCGTTCACCATTTTCCGACCGGCCCCAGAAATATCACGAGTTACTTTAGTGACCGCACCACCGATCGTTCTGATAACCTTTTTACCACCACGATCTATATCTCGTATGACTTTCTTACCACCATTTTCTATTGTTTTTATGGCTTTTTTGGCACCATTTGATATAGCGCGGATCATTTTTTTAAGACCATCTTTCAGTTTTCGTATAACATTTTCACCCGCTTTCTTTATCTTACCACCTATACTTTGTATCATCTTCCACAGACCCTTTAACGCCTTGAATATCTCCTTCAGCACCCACATGAAAAATCGCTTAACTTTTCCAGGTAAGGTCTTTATCCAATTTCCAATCCATTTAAGGGGATCGAAATATGTATAGGCTCCGTACCCTGTGGCAGCCAGGGAGGACGAGAGCCCTAATAAAACAATAATATTGTAAAGCATATTATTGTTTTATTATTACAAAATATAAAAATCGGGTCACGGATCATATTATAAAAGATTATCTTCCCAATCCCAAAACGTAAACTCCCCAACTGGGATTGTGTGGTCACTTGTCACGAGACAACATAATTCATCATCAACTGTATCCAGTTTTTCAGATTTATCAAAATCACGGACAAATACATATTTATCTCCACTTTTTATGTGATGAGAACCTGTCACGTAGATATAGTCTTTAATTTCTTCACTATATATTTTATAAAATGGATCATCTTGACTACTTTGTATTTGCATAGTTGCTCGAACCATGACTTCATTTATGAGCACATCCCCTATTTTAATATCCTTCATGGGAATCACCCTTCCATCGAGAAGTTTAATTGGTGTATTTATAGAGAAACAAAAGAAATTTCCCACTTCTTTCACGCCATCATTGAATCCTTTGGCAGCATCGTTTCCAAATTTCACTGCAGCCTTCCCCGCAGCCTTTGCCGCATCACCCGCGAACTTTGCAGCCTCCTTAGCAGCTGCTGCGACAGCCTTTGCCGCTTTTAGAGCTCCATCCCTTACAGCGTATGCAGCCTTCTTAATTTCTTCGAATGCTTTATTAAACAATTCTTTCACCTTTTTGGCCGCCGCACCTGCGATCTGCCCAACCTTACGAATCGCCTCGTTTACCTTGCGTTTAATATCATTGAAAATCCTCTCTCCCGTCTTCCCAATCTCATTCACCATTTTCTTACCGGCACCAGCAACATCGCGAGTTACTTTAGTGACCGCACCACCGATCGTTCTGATAACCTTTTTACCACCACGATCTATATCTCGTATGACTTTCT